CATATGTTCTACGACAAAAATACAATAAATAGCGATCATTTTTATGTGTTAGAACCTGTGTTAAAAAAAATTAATTCAAAAGCACTAATAAGAGTTAAGGGTAATTGTTATCCAAGATCAGATGAAATTGTTTATCATAAACCACATACTGATTATAAGTATGAGCACAAAGGTTTAATATTAAGTTTAAATGATTGTAATGGTTATACAGTTATAGGAGATAAAAAAATAGAATCTAAAGCTAACAGAGCTTTATTTTTTGACCCATCAGTTGAACACAACAGCACAAACTGCACAGATGAAAAAGCAAGATTTAATATAAACTTTAATTATTTTTAAATGAATTTAAAAGATTACATACTACAATTAGATAATTGGATTCCTAAAAATATCTTAGAAAAAACTATAATTGAGTTTGATAAACAAGAAAACTGGTCAAAACATAAATGGACTAGTTCGTTTTCATATGATTCAAAAAGTGTGCATGGAAATAGAGAACTCGATGTTATTCATAATAATAATTTTACTTATAGTAAACAAATCCACGAATTTATTTGGAAAGCAATAGAGAAATATGTTGTAGTTGATAAAATTGGTGGAGAAAGTTTTTCGGGATGGAAAGGTTTTAGTCAAATTAGATTTAATAGATATAGCGAAGGTCAGTCCATGGCTAAACACAATGATCATATCCACAGCATATTTGATGGACAAATTAAAGGAATACCAGTTTTAAGTATTGTTGGAGTTTTAAATGATGATTATCAAGGTGGTGAGTTTATAATGTTTGATGATTATGAAATAAAATTTAAGGCTGGAGATGTTTTACTTTTTCCATCAATATTTTTATATCCACATTTAGTTAAACCAGTAACAAAAGGAACAAGGTACTCTCTAGTATCTTGGGTTTTTTAAATGGAACAGCCAACAATACATAGTCTTTTTCCCATACCAGTTTATAAAACAAAAATGGACAGAGATTTTACAAATCAAGAATTATTATTTGCAAAAGAACAAAAAAATCATTGTATTAAAAATAATGGTAATATTAATACAAAAGACAATTATATATTAAATAAAAAAGAATTTATAAACATAAAAAGTTTTTTAGAAGGACATTGCAAAAATTATATAGATACTGTTATCTGTCCTAAAAATAAAATAGATATTAGAATAACTCAGTCTTGGCTTAATTACACAGAACAAAATGAATTTCATCATATGCACTCACATCCAAATTCATTTGTTTCGGGTGTTTTATATTTTGATTGTGATAGTAACAATGACAAAATTGTATTTACAAAATCAGAATATCAACAAATTAGTCCTGAAGTAGAAAACTATAATCTTTGGAACTCTCACACATGGTGGTTTCATGTTGGCACGGGTGATTTAGTTATGTTTCCATCAAGCACACTTCATCAAGTAGAGACAAAAAAAGGAACTAATACTAGAATAAGTTTAGCTTTTAATACTTTTATTTCTGGTCTAATTGGTGAGCCTGAGTGCTTGAATGAATTAAATTTGGGCTAAAAGTCTCGCTTGATGTGAGGGATATACTAGTATATGTTAAGCATTCGACCAATACGGAATATGAGGTTATATGCTACAAAAAATAGGTTTTCAGCCTGGAATAAATAAACAAATATCTGCAACCACAGCCGAAGGCCAGTGGATAGACTGCGATAATGTTAGATTTAGATATGGCACTCCAGAAAAGATAGGTGGATGGAAACAATTAGGAACAGATGCTTTAACAGGAGCTACTAGAGGTCTACACCACTACATCAATAGTGTGGGTAGAAAGTATGCAATCATAGGTACAAACAGAATTTTATACGCATTCTCAGGTGGTCTTTTTCATGACATACACCCCATAAAAACTACAACAACTTTAACAAGTGCTTTTAGCACAACCAATGGTTCGCCTATTGTTACAATCACTTTTCCTTCAGCACACAATATTGCTGCCGGTGAAATAATTTTATTAGATAGTTTCACTGCTATAACTGGTTCTAATTTTAGTGCATCTGATTTTGATGACAAAAAATTTATGGTGACATCTGTGCCGTCTACTACAACCTTAACAATAACAATGCCATCAAACGAATCTGGATCTGGTGCTACAACATCAGGTGGAATTAGAGTTCAACATTATTACCCTGTTGGACCAGCTGTTCAAGCAAGAGGTTTTGGTTGGTCATTAGGAACATGGGGTGGAGAAGAGCCAGGTGCAACAACGACTACTTTAAATGGTGCCATTAATGATTCAACAACAACTATCGTATTAACGGATGCTTCTCAGTTTCCTAGCACAGGAACTAACTTTATTAAAATAGGAACTGAAGAAATGTCTTACACAGGTATTACGTCAAACACTTTAACAGGTGTAACTAGAGGTGTTAGAAATACAACAGCTGCATCTCATAGTGATGGAGCCACAGTTACCGATACTTCAGACTTTGTAGCATGGGGTGAAGCTGCATCAGGAGATTTAGTTATTGAGCCTGGTATGTGGTCTATAGATAATTTTGGTGACAAAGCTATTTGTTTAATTGCAAACAACGCTTGTTTTGAATGGGACTCTTCATTGTCAAATGCAACAACTACTAGAGCTACAATTATAGCTGGTGCACCAACAGCATCAAGACACATGGTGGTATCTACACCGGATCGTCACTTAGTGTTTTTTGGAACAGAAACAACTATTGGAGATACACAAACACAAGATAACATGTTTATTAGATTCTCAGATCAAGAGGATATAAATACATATACACCTACAGCAACCAATACAGCTGGCACACAGAGACTGGCCGACGGATCAAAGATCATAGGAGCCATTAGAGGTAGAGATGCAATCTATGTTTGGACTGATACAGCGTTATTTACACAACGTTTTGTTGGTCAACCTTTTACCTTTGCGTTTGCACAGGTTGGAACTAACTGTGGACTTGTTGGAAAAAATGCGTGTGTTGAAGTAGATGGTTCTGCATACTGGATGTCAGAGAATGGTTTTTTTAGATATGCTGGTAAATTAGAATCACTACCATGCTTAGTGGAAGATTTTGTATACGACGATATTAATTTAACATCTGGTAACCAAATGGTATCTGCTGGATTAAACAATCTTTTTGGTGAGGTCATGTGGTTCTATCCAACTTCCTCATCCTCTGTTGTAAACAGAATGGTTGCATATAACTATTTTGACTCTTCACCACAAAGGCCAGTTTGGACAAACGGAACATTATCCAGAACAATGTGGAGAGATTCTGCAGTATTTGGTTTACCACACGCAACAGAATATGATGCGGGAACTGACACATCTTTTGATGTGGTAGGAAACACAGAGGGCACAACAATATACTATGAACACGAAACAGGGACAGATCAAAATAAAAATGGAACTATAACAGCTATCACAGCTAACATAGCTTCTGGAGATTTTGATATTACTCAAAGGATTGCACGAGGTGCAACAACAGGCACAGCTGATATTAGAGGAGATGGTGAGTTTATAATGAAGATAAGAAGATTTATACCAGATTTTATATCTCAAACAGGAAATGCACAAGTTACATTACAATTAAGAAACTTTCCAAATGATGCCCAAGCTAGTTCATCATTAGGACCATTTACAGTTTCAACAGCTACACAAAAAGTAGATACACGCGCAAGAGCTAGAGCTATTGCATTAAAAATAGAAAATACCTCTTCTTCTCAAAACTGGAAGTTAGGAACTTTTAGATTAGATATACAACCGGACGGACGTAGATAATGGCAAAGATAGTACAAGTATTAACAAGACCAAGTAAAGAATATGATTTAGGAACGGCAGAGGCACAAGTAAGAGATCTTGATGCAATCGTAGAAAAATTAAATTCTACATATCAACAAGAATTAAAGGATGAAGTAGAAGCTCAAAACTTCTTTTTACAATAATGGCTAATAGTTTTATAAATAAAAAAGTAGACTTAACCACAACAGATTTAACTACACTGTATACAGTGCCTAGTTTCAAAACAGCTGTTGTTAAATCTTTGATAGTATCCGAAGACGCTGGATCAGGAAGTACAATTACTATAACTTTAGTAAACGCTAGTAGTGCTATATTTAATTTATTTAAAGATAAAGCCGTGGCATCTAAAGCAACAACAGAACTTTTGTCTCAACCTCTTGTAATGGAAGAAGGTGAAGCATTAAAAGTACAGGCCGCTGACGCAGGTAGGCTGCACGTCATAGCCTCAATATTAGAAATACAGCCAAGAGAGGTAACAACATAATGAGTAAAGTAATGGTAATAAAACCAGAAGACATTAAAACAACTATAAAAAATAAAAAAACTGGTGAAATTTATGAAAGCGAAGAAGCTTTAAAAGCTGCTAATATCCCAGTAGAAGACGTACAAAGAGACGTAACTATAAAAATGCCTAGCCTTGATTTATTAGGTAAAACAAAATAGAATAGACAAATGGCCATAACAAGAGCACAACAAGCAAAACAGATGTTACAAAACGGGGGTATGTTAGTACAACCAGGATTCGGTGGTACTAGACAAGGATACCGTGGTGATGATGCATATGGCGGTAGTGAAGCTAGTAAAGGAGATGGACCAGAAACTGGAGCAGATTCATTAGGTGATTTAAATAGAGAAGCACGTATGGGTGATAAGGGTAAAACCCGATCAGGTAAAGCTGACAAAGGTGAAGGTTTATCGAACGTTATTACTCCTACAAATATAATAAAAGGTCTTATTAGTTTAAAAACAAAAGTACCAACTTTTGGTATAAATCTTTTTAATACTAAAAAAGGTATTAAAGACCCAAATGTTTACGAACAAGCAAAATTAGATTTTTTTACAGATGATGATGATGATACTGTTGAACCAGGAGGAGAGGGAGAATACATACCCCCTACATTTGCACAAACACAAATCGCTCCAGGAACAGTCGCACCAGTGATGCCTATGCAAAGACCTATGGATTTAAATAGAATAGCATATAGATTTTTTGCTGATGGTGGTTTTTTAGAAGATACTGATGAAGAAAGACAAGCTTATGGTTTAGGTAGTTTTGTAAAAAAAATTACACGTCCAATAAAAAAAGCTGCAAAGGCAACAGTTAAAAGAGTTAAAAAAGTTGCAAAGAGCCCCATTGGTAGATTAGCCATAGCGGTTGCAGCACCTTATGCACTTGGTCCTGCTTTTGGTACTGGTGTTATGGGAAGTTTATCTGCTGCACAAAAAGCAGCATTAATATCTGGTGCAACAACAGGTATCACGCAACTTGCATCAGGCGAAGATTTAGATTTTAAAGATATTGCATTATCAGCAGCTTTATCTGGAGCAACTGCCAAAGCATTTCCTCCAGGAGGAGCACCAAAAGCAGATCCAACAGGTATTGCTGGTAGAGCAAGAGTTGCAAGTGATATAAGCGCAGGAGCTATACCTGATAGAGCTATGGGTCAAATAACACCTCGTTTCTTTGATGCTGACGATGTAGTCCTAGCTACTCAAAAACCTAATTTAATATCATCTCAAATACAAAAAGGTATAATTCCTGATAGAGGTATGGGTCAAATATTTGAAAGAGCAGTGCCTAAAGATACAAGTATTTTTCAAAAAGGTAAAAATATATTTAAAGCTGCTAAAGACAGTAAAGCGTTAGATTTTATAAAAGAAAACCCGCTTTTAACAATATTAGGAACATCAGCACTAGCAGGAATAACAGCTAAAAAACAACAAGAACCAGAGGAGTTTAGAGATGAAGACAGAGGTCCATCATTAGACATAGAAGGAATTACAGCAAGACCTTTTGATACTTTAAGATCTAGGTTTGCAGGTAGTGAATTCGATTTCTACGCTGCTGACGGTGGTAGAATAGGTTATGATGATGCAGGAGCTGTCCTAAGTAAAGAACAAATAAAAAAAGTGCTTAAAAATCCTTTATTTAAAGGATTTAAAACAATGTATAGTGTGGACCCCAACATGGCAAGAGAGAACGAAGCGTACAAAGACAAGTTCGACATTTTTGAACAAGTGTATAAACAAAAATTTCAAGAAGGTGGTAAAGCAGAACCAGTGGCTAAAAAGGTAATGCCTTTATTAGATATGGGTGGTATGGAAAAAGACTACAGAGAAGACGGTGGTTTTGTGCCTATTGGACGTATGGAAAAAGCAGATGATGTACCAGCTAGATTATCCAAGAATGAGTTTGTATTTACAGCTGATGCGGTTAGAAATGCAGGTGATGGAGATGTAGACAAAGGCGCAGAAGTTATGTATAACATGATGAAGAACCTAGAAGCCGGGGGTGACGTATCTGAAGAATCGCAAGGCTTAGAAGGCGCACGTAAAATGTTTCAAACATCACAAAGATTAGAGGAAGTATTATAATGGCTGTAACTGAACAAAGAACATTACCCGCAAAATTTATTGAAGATTTAGGTCTAGACCTAGCAAAACAAATTACAGCTCAAACAGCTGTTCCAGTTGTATCAACTGGTATTGCAGGTATTACACAACAACCTGGTGAAACTGCAGCAGGTTTTAAAGCAAGACAAGATGCAGCTAGAGCATTTACAACAAGACAAGAAAGTTTAGCTGGACTTGCACCACAAATCGCAGCACAAGACGCATTAACAACACAAGCACAACAACTAGCACAAACTGGTATAGGATCTTTTCAACCATTCGTAACCGCAGCACAACAACAAGTTGGTGCAGCAGGAACTACAATAGGTGGTATACCAACAGGGGCAGCAACAACACAACAGATTCAAGATTTTATGTCCCCATATCAATCACAAGTGATTGATGCTACACTTTCAGAATTTGATCGTAATCAAGCTATTAGAGAACAGCAAATACGAGATCAACAAGCAAGTTTGGGAGTGCTCGGCAGTGGCCGAGCGGGAGTGCAACTCGCCGAGTTTGGCACAGGGGCAGCGAGAGAAAGAGCTTTATTACAAGCAGGACTTTTACAACAAGGTTTTGGTCAAGCACAAGCAGCTAGACAACAAGACATAGCTAACAGGTTTAACATAGCACAAGCACAATCCGGATTAGGACAACAACAAGCAGGTTTAGCATCTCTCGTGCCTGGATTACAACAAGGAGATATTTCTACTTTAGGTCGACTGGGCGCAGCAAACCAGGCACAAGCACAGGCTCAACTCGATGCACAAAGAGAAGCAGTAAGACAAG